AGTTGCATTAAATCTATCGCCGACATAAACACCTTCGCTATCAACGGAACCATGCCAATCTGTTTTTGGTGTTTCCCAAGCCATTTTTTAACCTCCCATTCTTCGAGCCGTAACTTTACCGGCGAAACTTTGATTGAAAGTGAGCGTCTCTCTGTAGATATTCACTTTCATATCATCATAAAATTCGTTCTCTTGGTACACGATGTCATTCGCGTCAATCTCCGGGTTTCCTCTCGTGGTATACTCATACTCAATCCCTGCGGTATAGTAATCACCAAGCCAGTCAGCAAGGTCGGTAGCCATTTCCAAATCAGATATGAGGGGATTTTCCCACTTGATTGTTTTCCCTCTCACGTGAAGTGTTTTGATAGCATGTCGCTCTACGATTTTGTACCGATAGCCGAAGATTTCCAATCTGAACGTTCCGGCGGCGTTAAAACGCACGGTTACGTAGTAATTGCCCCACGCTATAATGGAGACATTGCTTGAGGATTCATTGAGTGTAGCTCTGAAACCATAGGAGGGTTCTCCGATGTAAAAAGTTGCCACATCATTTCTCGCCACCGTGATTTCCTCACTGACAAGGCTCTCTTCTGTGCTACCGCTTTGATAGCTATAGCACGGAACGATAACTTCTTTTATAAGCTCTTGCTTGATTGCTTTTGGTGAAGAAGTCATGTCGGTACGAGTCATTACAAAATCGGTCACATCCCCGAAAGAAAATTGATTCAGCACAATACGATTGTATGGTTCGGCTGTTTTCGTAAACTCGATTCTCATTGTGTCAAAATCATCAAAATCATGTAATACTACCAATGTTTTTGTAATCTCATACTCATCTTCAACTACATATTCATCCACCTGTGCGCCATCGTTATATGTCCTAATGATGATACCGGCGGGTAAAGCATGACCAAAAACAAACTTCACACCGTAATACATGCTGATTGCTTCCTGCGTCAGCGTTATGACCGGGTTTGTAGCAAAATAGCCGTTTTCATCCGACTGCGCGTTCGAAATATATCCTGTATTGAGTATATTTCCACCCACACTTTGAGGTATGAAATACATATCTCCATTCGCTACAGTATAATTTGTAGCAAAAGAACCGTATTCGTCCTTTGTGCTGTCATTCAGAATATTTCTCACTTGAGAATAATTAGTTTCGTTGGTTGTAGAAACCGATACCTCTGGTACAAAGTTCGATTTTATTTGAATCGTACCCATCCTCGTTTGAGAAAGCACACAACGACAAGCATTAGCAATTATTTGCAATGCTTCCTTGTGTGTAACTCGCGGAATAGGATTTTTGGAATACAGATTTTTCAACCGTGGGTCTATGTAATAATTTGTTTCTCCAGCGTCAGCCAAAATCTCTTCCGCCAATACGTAATAACTTTTCCCCGCGCTGTTATACAATCCTTTGTAATACTCCGAGTCCATGTTTCTGAAAATGTCTTGGCATCGAATCGTGGCCGTGTAATCGTCCGATTCCCACTCCGAACACAATAAACTATTCCCTCTGACCCATTCAATTTCGTCACTGTCCGGGAGTTGATACCCATAGAACACTGTCATTTCCTGCCCGGTCTCAAGAAAGTTTATCGCCGATTTTGGATTATCCACGTTGAAATAGTGGTCATAATTTTTGAGTTGCACCGAAAAATCCACTTGCGGCACATCCGCGCCAATGGGCGAAACATAGCTCTCAAGAGTAGAACTCATCACCGAATCGTTGTAGTACACCAACCCATAACCAAACCGAATAGAGTAGATGCGAAGTCTGCTCTGTGGGTTCTTCATCCTGTAAAAAATTAGCTTCACAGAGGTTGTATTTTCCAATACTTCTTCCGTACTAAACATCGCTTGGTCATTGTCACGAAATTCAATCGTTTGGCCGGTGCTTCCGACCATATCAAAATCAACAGGATAATTTTCACCAAAATTGATAGTGATGCCCTTAAAGTCCATCGCCAATGTATTCAGACTAATAAACACTTCGTATTGTGCTTCCGAAACCAATTTATTTCCTACAAGCCCGGTGTTATAGTAAGAGTCGGATGTGTTTCTTCTCGGGAGAAAAAACATAGACCCATCTACTCTCGTGAAGTTTTCCTCAAGAGTAGCGTAAACGGTATCGTCCGATTCATCTCCAAAAATATTAGTGATGTTGGAAAAATAGGCGAAGTCACCACCATTGATTTTCGCTTTCGCCTGTGCTTCTTGATTTATAAGCCCAAAGGAAAGCATAATATATGCTCTCTCCCGGAGGGAAGATTTCATGCTTTCTTTATATGCTTTTGATACTTTTTGCATTTAATCACTCCCCGACATCAATCAAATTGACCTTACAATTTCTATAGAAAGTAGGCTTATCATTTCCATCAACCCAATACGGCTCCGCCGTTCTATCGCCGGGGTACATTTTGATTGTCTTCCGGGCATTTGTAACCGGGTCAACAAATGTTACATACACAAAGAAATTACTCAACGCGCTCAATATACGACTCCATACGGCGGCAGAAAGCCACGGCCACTCAAGACCATCTATCTTATACTGGTCTCGTCCAACTCGTTGACCGACCACCGCACCGTTGGCATTTCGTCCGGCATCCACAACGGTTGTTACTATCGGATGCACCCCTCGTCTCGGAGGGGGTAACTCATATCCGTTAATTGCTAAATAAGACATTGTTTTACCTCCTCATTACGCTTTTACAAATTGAAAACCATTGGCTTTTTGCTGAGTAGTTACAGCGTCAGTAATAACACGATTACCCACTTGTACAACAGGATGTTCGTCCTTGTCAGCTTGTCGGCGAACATCGTCTGCCATTTGCGCCAAATGATTATGATAGAATTCTTCCATCGCGTCCTTAAAGCCATCCGCCGATACACTGGTATTTGCCGAAACTTTTGAAGTAATTGTCTTTGCAAATGACGATGTATCGTAGTATTTAAGTGCAGATGTATCAACTGCCAATTCCATGAGCGGAGTAACATTTACAAAAGAATCCACCCATTTTCCAATTACATTTTTGGTTGTTTTTCCAAAGCTAACAATTTTATTATTAAAACCCAATACACTGAACTCAGCCATATCACCAAATACCCATGACGGTGAATGGATTCCAAGTTTATCTTTCATGGTCTTAATCAAACTTGCCGACCAATTATTTACAGTAGTGATAGAAGCATTCATCATCGCCCCAAGACCACCATCAAACCCGCTCACAACATCTTTACCAATTTGATAGAAAATGTTATAGCTGACTTTCGCACTAAAAGCATCTATTACGCTCTTGCCAAAATTAGTCATAGATGTCTTCGCACTGCTATAGTTTTGTTCAATACCATTTTTGAAAGCATTCACTATATCAAGGGCAAGTTGACCGAATTTAGCCTTATTCAGATTGGTTTCAAACCACTCTGAGATTTTCTTTGCCCAAGTAACTATCGCGCTTTGCGAAGTGGTGTAAGAAGAAGCAACCTTATCCTTGAACCCATTTATGATGTCTGTAGCGTACTTACCAAAGGTTTCTTTATTTACTGCGCCATAGCCGGTCTTAGCAAACCAATCTTTCACGTTGGTAGCCCATGTGGTAATGCTCGACTTCGTAGTAGAATAAGTGCTACTGACCTTATCCTTGAACCCATTTATGATGTCTGTAGCGTAGATATTGAAGTTTTGTTTATTCACTCCTCCGTAAGAAGTGCTGGTGAACCAGTCCTTAACTCCTTTTCCCCACGATACTATTGAAGACTTGGATGTGCTGTAAGCCGAACTGATTTTATCGGTAAAGCCTGTAACAATGTTCCCTGCAAAAGTAGCGAAATCCGAACCCAATGTTTTCAGTGTTTCCCCGAAGGTCTTCATTTCTTTAGTGTCTGCTTTTGCTACATTCTCAGCCCACGCAAGAATTTTCTCCATTTCAACACTTACTCTCGAAACCTTACTTCCATCGACCTTACTCACATGGCTATAATACGTTCCGAAATGTTGCCCGAATGCGGCTAACTCCACTCCGAATACGGCAATGCTCTGGTTTCCTGTGAACAAAGAAACAAGGCCGCCTTGACTTGGCACCATTTTTACCAATTCCATCATTGATTGAGCCGCATTAGCCGAAGCTGTAACCACCTCTGGTTTCACCATTTTGATGTGTTCGTAGTACGTTTTCATCCCTTTACCGAACAAGGTCAACTGGTCTCCAAAAGCACCTATATCTTTTGTTCCGGCGAAGAACTGAGCCACGCCGCCAATGCGAGGAAGCTCATTCGCAATTTCCACCAATGCCTTTGCCGAATTAGCAGAAGCAGTTATCACCTCTGGTTTTGTGTTTTTTATCTGCATATAATATGAATACATGCCTTTTCCAAATAGAACCAACTGGTCTCCGAAAACGCCCATATCTTTACTGCCAGCAAAGAATTGAGCTACTCCTCCTATGCGCGGGAGTTCATTTGCAATTTCCACCAACGATTTAGCCGCATTTGCCGAAGCGGTTATTGTATCTGGTTTCACAGACTTGATTTGCTCGTAATATGATTTCATTCCCTTGCCGAACAAAACTAACTGTTCACCAAAAACACCCATATCCTTACTACCAGCGAAGAACTGAGCCACGCCGCCTATTTTGGGTAGCTCGTTTGCAACTTCTACCAATGACTTAGCCGCCGTTGCGCTTGCTGTTATTACATCGCTGTCTAACCCTTTAACAACGTCACCATATCTGACCATACTTCTACCGAACACAACCAACTGGTCTCCAAATGCGGCCATGTCTACTTCACCGGCAAAGAATTGAGCAACGCCGCCTGTCTTCGGAAGTTTTGAACTCATCTCCGCCAAAGCTAATGCGGCGTTTGCACTTGCTTCGACAACGCCGCCGTCTATACCCTTAATTTTTTCATAATATTTATTGAAATAAGGGGCAAATTCGCTCAGTTGTTTACCGAAAGTAACCATGTCGCTTCCGCCGGTAATCCAAGATGTCAAACCATCCAATACACTCGCCGCCGTGAGAATCATTACAGTCTCGGCTAATTTTTTTACTGCGTCTATAGAGTCAGCGTTCACGTTATCCAAGCCTTTGAAAAAGGGTGTTGCGTTTGTCATGAAGTCGGAAAGATGTTGTCCGATTGTTGGGAAAGAACTCGACATTTTTTCGAGCAATCCTTTTACAATGCTACCAACGAAGCCCCCCAAGATTTCGCCCAACTGCATCAAAACCTTTCCGCCCTCGCCAACTATCCAAGAAAAGCCCGGAATCTGATTTAGTGCGCCAAGTGCTACAAGCACTAGAGATAAACCACCAATCACCAGAGCAAATCCAGCCAAGCCGGATATAATGAGCGCGGGAGTAGCTAATCCTAATCCAATTAAGATTCCAGACAATATCCCTATGGGCAATGCTACTTCGCCCAAACCCTTGAATACTTCTTGCACACTCTTTATGCCGGTAGACAAAAATCCACTAAAATAAGGAATGGATATCAATGCTCCAATGGCAGTTATTACAATAGGAATGCCATCCACAATTATCGCCATATTGACCAACCCTTTGGCAACTGTTGGTATTCCAATTTTCCCCAATCCGATTATTCCAAGACTCATGGCTGTCAACGGTATGATTACATCCATCAATCCGCCGAATACTGTACCGAGGGCTTTGATTCCACTCTTAGCTACTTCCTCAAAACCCGGTATCTTCATCAGCAAACCAACGGCTTCGATTATGCCTATCACGCCAAAAATTATTAAAGCTAAGTCCGCAAGACCTTTTAATACCGTTTTTGGTGATGGTACGTTGAAACCGCCCGTTGCTCCGCCACCACTGCCAGATTTAGAAAACAACCCGGCTATCTTTCCGAAGCCGGAGAATAATTTTCCTATCCCGCCACCAATGAACGAAACAAATCCACTTATCGCGTTGATGATGGTACTTGTCAATATCCCTAAGAAAACCAAGCCCAAAGGGTTAAAACCATCTTCAAATACAGTGGTGAAAACTCTAACGATACTATCAACAATTCCTTTCCAATCTATATTGGTAAAGAAATCTTTTATCTTTTCCCATATTTCTCGATTAAGTCTAGGCCAGTCGATGCTTTCAAACCAGTCTGCCATTTCATTAAATATCCCTATTATGGCATCACTGATGAATTTGCCCACTTGCCCCCAATCGAGTGTAGTCACAAATCCAATGAAGAAATCAAACCCTTTCGTAAACCATCGAATAATGAGTCTTCCTACGAACTCACCGTCAATTTCAGATAGGGCAGAATTTATCATACTCGCAATTCGAGAGCCGATGTTTATAAAATCCACTGTTTTTAAGAACCAATATGCAGTCTGAATAGCACCATTGAGATAAAATCCGATTTTTTGTCCGATGCCCTCCCAATTTATGCCGTTCACTATATCGTTAATTTTTTGACCAAGTATTGTTCCTAATTGCTTCCAATCGGCGGCTTCAAAAGCGGCTTTCAGCTTATCAGCAAAATCGCTTATGTTTTGTGTTATAGGAACCTCTTCGAACATGTCTCCATAATTCGCACCGCCACCACCGCCACTTCCTCCGCCGGAACCAGAATCATCATTAGGGGAAATAATATTCAACTCATCAATCCCCAAAGTAGCATCACGAATTTCTTTTGCCGCTTTTGTTGCGGCAGAACCCACACCACTCACCGCCCCGCCATATTCAGTGGCTTGCTTTTTTGCTTTTGTCCAAGTAGAAGCACCCGACAATCTTGCAAATAACTGATTCACTATATTCAAAAGCGCAACAAATTTATCAATAATAAAATCTATCGCGGGTGAAAGCGCGTTAATGAGCGGAGATACCATCGCCGCCATACTGTTCTTCAAATATTGAAAACTGGTGGCGCAACGGTCTAAACTCTGAGCAAAGACACCATCAAACGCTCTACTATATTGGTAAAGATTATCTATACCTTCTTTCATAGCCGCCACTAAAGACGAAAGAATAAACCGAACCGCTCTGTACATAGCTATTCGTTGCAAACTGATAAAGAATTGTTCCAGCTTGGAGACCGACTCTTTTGTTGCATTCCCAAATAACCGCATACCCCTAGTATTTTTAGAAAAACCCGCTTGAGTTTTTCCGCCGATTACTTCTTTCAACTTTGTACCGGCCTGTTTTAATTTATCTCCCAAACGGCCCGTCTCTGCGGATGCTTTTTGCGCTTGGTCAGTGTAACGTGTCATTTCGTCAACTGCCCCTGCAACCGCCTGTGACCCGGTGGTTACAGAAGACGCACTATCATCGAGGAAGGAAGGAGAAGGACTTCTTGTTCCCAAATTTGAAGCGGTGGGGAAGTGAACATTCCCTAACCCACTCATTTGACCAACTGCACCGGCGGTTTTTTCAAGTTTCTCTACACCCGAAACCGATATGTTATTCATCGCTTCATTGATTTTGTTAATCTGAGTTGCGATGGTCGATGATATTTTTAGATTTCCAACGGCAGAAAAAGCAGATAAACTATTTGTAAGTTTACCTACTTTATCAGCCGAAGAGTCGCTAACACCCTTCAAGATGTTATCGAGCTTTGTAAGCTGATTGGACATTGAAGTAAGGCCGGAACCGCCTTTGGTGGCATTCTTGAGTTTCACCAAAGAGGAAGCAAGCGCATCAACACCATTTGCGGCAGATGTCGAATTCGATTGTATTTCTACTTCTAACGATTCTATTGTCGTAGACACGCTTCTCACTTCCCTTCAAACTTCTTGTTGGTGTCAACCAAAAACTTTTCCATGAAACGTTTGCCTTTATCAAAGGTCTTTTTATCCGTCTCATCCTTCTTTGATTTAGCCTTTTCATCTGTGATGGGAAAAGGTTCAGATGGGTAGGGCTTAGGTCTTGTGCCTTTTTTAGCAAAAGCGTGAAGAATCGGTGATACCGCGCACAGAGCTTCGTAAAAATATGCTCCGTGTAACCAATATTCTTGATTCGCTCGTTCTTGCCGAAGTTTATCTGCCTTACGATAAGCGATTACAAGAGTGCAATCTTTATCCCAATATTGTTCCTCTGTCATACCGATACATAGGTAGTATGGGAACAATTCATGAAACTTCTCTGTGTATGATTTAAGGGGAGCGGGAGACCCGCCCCCCTCGTCATTAGAGCCATCGTCAGAGGACAGCGAACCGCTCACCAAGTTGCTGTCCAGTCCACGTTTCCCTCATCAGCTTCCGGCTCCTCCACGAGAGCCATAATCGGTTCATTGTACATTTCCGCCAGCTTGCCAATAAGGTCTTCCTTGTTGGTGAGCTTACTGAAAATTTTGTCAATGACTTCCGGCTTTACAAACCGATGATGAGCGAGAAACGCTCCTTCGAACAATGCAGGAAGAGTGGTCATAGGTTTGTCGGTAATTTCCGATGCAATAAACCCTTTTTTCTCCATTTCACTCACCGAGCGGCGGGTGAATTCGAGTGTGTACTCTTTGTCCTCGTAATTGAATACTAATTGTTTGTTCATCTTTCACTGTCCTCCAAATTATTTTTAAGTTCCTACCGTAATAGGCGTAGACGGTGCAATCGTAACCGTCATATCAACAACCTCGTTCACGCCGCCGCCAACCGGGAATGCGGAAAGCTGACCCTTGAATTCGAACTTACCTTCGTCACCTGTGGGAGTCAGAACGCCACCGGTCTCTGTACCGCCGAACCATACCGCATAATCATGCTCAGTACCTTCGAGAGCTTTCAACGCCGTGTAATCCTCTTTGGTATAGTTCACCGTGAATTCGAGTGCATCAAGGCTCTGTATGCCGGGAATATATGTCTGCATATTATCCGACAATGTAGTTGTTTCCAGCATTTCGGGCGCACCGCCCAAATCCGGGAAATCCTTAATGTCGATGAGCTTCTCGTAAGCGGAAGCATCCTTCTTCATCAGAAAAATCTTATACGTGGAAATAGCCATTATATTTACCTCCTAAAAATGGTTTTATTTGTTGAGACCACTGCGCGATATCGTCCGAGCATTCTATACACAGTGGCATCATTTTGGTTAGGAACAGGCTCAAGCATTCGTCTTGTGAAATTCAACCTCATTAACAATTCATCAACTAAGGCCGCAATCGCTTTACACTCTGCCTTTTTCCCTTTCGTCTTGTTCGAGTAAACGTTCAATTCATACGTTATTGCCGCATGGTTCTCCCTTCCTTCTTGCGTTTGGGAATTACGATAGACAGCATTGTCTATCTCCACCAGAGATACGCACGGAAAGGAAGATGGGGACTTAACATATTCTCCTGTCATAAAGATGCTCGGATATTCTTCACGTACCTTTTTTGAAATTTCAGAAAAAACTTCATTCTCAACGTCAATCATCCGAACACCTCCTTTGCAATATCTGCAATACTGTCACACGCCGTTTTCACTGCGTTATACATGGGCATCACTGATGGCGTACCGTGCGTTAGTTGCAGTTCTCCATCTCGATAAAAACCCCATGTATCTCTTTTCCCCCTGCCTTTACCAAAACCACCTATGGTAAAACCAAGTTCTGACCCTTTGGGATGAGGGGAGCTTCCCGGCGCACCGTTGTAGTACACACCAGCACCGAACTCCACCCATACCGCATCCTCACCATTAGCCACCACAACCGAAATGTTTTCTCGATTATCAAGTGTCACATCGACTTGGGCAGACCGTGAGCCACCTTTTAGAACATCATCCACCATTGCACCTACAAACCCTTGTCGCGCTTCGAGCGCAATCTTCTCTGCGATTCTTTCGCGTAGTAGAATTGCTTTTCGCTCAAGCTCTTTCTTGTACTGCTCAAGCTCTTTAATGGCGTTATCAATACCTTTTTCGGTTAAGCTACACTGGATTCTTTTCTTACCCACTAACATTCACCTTGCTTATAGCAATCGACACACTGTTCAAACTTCGAGCAACCTTTTTGACGATATAATCATGGGCGGTTATTATCATCCCTTCGTCATTGACTGCCAACGAACCATCTTCCCCAAGTTGGGGCATAGTATCGACCCAAAGCACCGAGTATTCGTCAATCTCCGCATTCGGATTATCCATAACGATTACTTTGTCGTAGGCTTCATTTTCTCCAAACTGCCTAGTTTGTGTTTCACCTTTAGCGGCAGAGATGTTACCCCAAACCGCAATCGGGTTTCCATGCTTCACCTCATATTCACCAGTGGTGTTTCCGTAATCATCCGTGATAGGCTCTCGCGTCTCGTACAAGGCGTAAAAAAACTCAACCTTGTTCTTGTTTAAGCACCTCACTTTATCACCCCGCAATGCGGCGTGACCGCTTTCAGCATAGAAGCTGGTACATCAGCATTTTCGTAACTTCTCGAAATACCGTTTTCAGAATGAGAAGTCTGCCCCTCTGCACCGCGCTTGTTCAACATATAGGCGGCGATTTCAAGTTGAAGATACTCGTACTTAGCGGGAACCTCATCCACCTCGTCTTCATACGGATAGGCTTTGGTTATTATTTTCTTCCCGGCAAGGGTCAAGTAGGCGGACAGCGTTGCATCCGAATCAGAGTTACCAACCATGCCTTTGAGGGCTGTCAGTTTTTCTTCATTTGTCATGCCATCCACCTCCTCGATGTTACGCAATGGTAATCTTTACTGCCTTTGTAGCGTCAGTCAGAGCGGCAAGATAATATTTGCGAGACCAAATGTAGTTCTCACGAGTGTCAGCATCGCGCTCCTGTTCCACTTCAACGCCCTTCTTGTTGAACACCGTTACTGCTTCGCGTGTTCCTACAACGCAAGTGCCGGTAACGGCATCTTTCTTGGTGAACAAGTTCACCCCGGCAACCGTACCAACGTAGCCGGTACGCGCAAAGGATTCAACGTACTTCAACTCATCAGCGAGAGCTTTGCGAACATTTGCCATGTCCTCCGGGTTTACAAAACCGAAAATCGAAACTCCCTCGATTTCCTCAAGGTTCAGTTTTGCAACAGCGTCCGCGAAAACTCCAAAGCTGTAAGTGGTGTCACCAACCCCCAATGTGGCTTTGTTGAACTCCGCGAAAATGTCAGCATTGACGGTATTGAACATATCCGTACCCATGTGACGAACACCAGTCGGAACCAGCATGGGGTCGGTCATTTCCTGCTCATCGTAATACTGGAAGCGGTTCTGCGCTAACAGAATCACATAATCTTCGGGAGTGTAAGAAACCTCAATAGACCTTGTGTTTCCATCGCCCATCGCCAACTTTTCCGTGCCATCGGTGGCCTTGTAAACGTTGATTTTGCGAATCATACCGGGCGTACCCACCAACGAATTGTCAACCGTACAAAACTGCTGTAAATCAAGATGAGAATTGTACTGGTCTTCAACTTCATTGGAGAGATAAAAGTTATCATAAATCGTATGTGCCATTTTTAATTACCTCCATATAGTTCTTTGTATTCCTCCGGGTTCTTCACCGAATACTCATGGCGTTCTTGAGGTGTCATTCCCCGGAGTTTTTCTACGGTCATGAGTTTGCTATCCCCATCGGGGGTAGGCTTGGGCGTATCTTTTAAGGCATCAGCCAACACCTTTTTCTCAAAAGACTCAAGGTGCTTTTTCTGATTGACGAACACCTTTTCCAAATCTCCATTTGCCATCGCTTCCGCTGTTTCATCAGCTAGCTTCTCCTCATAACCGAGGGCAACCAATTTCGCCTTGTTTTTTGCAACGGAAGATTCATGTAAAAGAGTTTCGTACTTGGTTTGCAGTTCCGCCCGTTCTTCCGCTTCTTTCTGTTTCGCAAGTGCATCTTCGCTCATCTGCTCCTGCAATGCCTTTTTCTTTTCGGCCAGTTCGGAAGCGGTTTTGTCGAATACATCTTTTTTGACAAACCCGGAATAATCCGGCTCTGGAACTTCGAATGTCTCAAGAGCCTTCAACTTTTCCTCTGCGGACATCTCCGCATAACCTTCGATTTGTGCTACATCAATCTTTGCCATAATAAAAATCCTCTCTTTGCGTTTTTAGTTCGTCTCTGAACATATTTTGCGAATTTTATAATGCGATTTCTCTACCGCATTGCGATTATTTAGGTGTTTTCTCTAACACCAGTATTTTCAAGCGGTTCATCACCGCCAACACTCTTAGTATTTTCTTCCTCTTTCTTTTCTTCCAAGGAAGCCTGTTTTGCTTGCTGTTCTTCGTAATATTTCATACTCAACGCATAAGCACCTTCGGGGTCTGTGAACATGCCAGAATGAGCAAAAGCAAGCAGAGGGTGAATCTTTGGCTGTTGGAGCATAGAAACCAATACTTGTGATTTGCTTTGAATAGCTTCATAATTGCGCCGTGTAAATTTCATGTCGATGTCTTTCAAGAAGAGCTTCACATCTCCAAGACCACGACATATACGAAGTACCAGCTTGAGCATTTTTTTCTCAGACCTTTTGAACATGTGTTCGCTATCTTTTGCTCTCGCTTCCGCAAGAGACCAGCCATCACGAAGTAAAACCGCCGCCCCGGTATCACTGGTGGAAGAACCCCCATTTCGGTTCGGCATCCCGCAAATTGTTAATATTGCATTGTAGCAATCATCTTTCAACGTCTGCGACTGGTCTTGATTGAGTTCGGTTGTCACCACTCCCACATCTGCGGCGGCTCCATCCACCGACTTCACCTTGATTGCGCCGAGCTTCAAAAATTCCTCGTATTCCTCTTTGGTGATGTCACAGTTCACAAACTTAATGAACGCCTGTATAATCTGCTCCATACCGTCCATTCGATTTGATTCGATGTTGTTTATCGTGTCGAGGAGAGGTAATACTATCTCAAATGCTCCGAGCCTTGCGTTATTAGCCGGATATTCAAAAATCGGTATCATATTAAGGGCGTGAGGTTTTGATTCCTTCTTAATATCGCCCTCCATGAGATAATAGCGATTTTCCGTGTAAATAGAGTAATGAATAATTTCATTATCGTCTTTGGCATATTTCACGGCCATCATAGGTTTGTTGCCAACTTCGTTGGAATAAACTACAAAAGTATCGCGCGGGTCAAGTGTATACATCTCAAAAGGAGCTTCGTCTTCCTCACCTTTTTTGTCGGGCAAGACAAGCCTAAATGCTGTACCGCAAATCATCTGCCATTCAACAATCTCTTGGTCTTGAGTAGCTTTATCCTCTGCAAACATCAATTCATTTAATGCAATGATGGCTTTCGTGGTGGTCTCGTCACCATTTCGACCAATATATTGAATTGGCTCTCCGCACAAATAACCGACCTTAAAAGACACGATTTCATTTGCGCGATTTTCCACAATGCGATTTGTTATTTCGGGGCGGACATCTTTTGTGCGATATAAAATTGGTTGTTTCCCGCGATAATAATTCCACAAGTATTCAATTTCACTACGATTCTGAGCATGTATAGCAAGGGCTTTTTGCAATACTTCAAGAACATTGCCGTCTGTAATTTTAGATACACTGGTCTTGATAATTCTTCTACCGTGCATCTGTCTTGTTTCCGATACCGGCTTTGAAGTGTCTACAGTATTTCCCATAAAGCCCTCCTTTCGTACAAATAAAAAAGACGCATGTTGTACGGAGAATTCGTCTCCGCGCAAACATGCGCCAAAAATACATAGTTCTTTTCCGCTAAATAATAACACAAAATATTGTGGAAGTCAAAACATTTCTACACTACATATTGTTTTTACCACGGTCTCTTAAAAACTTCAACCTTCCTACCGCTGAGAGATTGAGCATATTCGGCCAACATTGCCATTGCATCTGGGACATCATCGTGTCTATTTTTACCGGCCATTGTGTACGAACAAAGCATATCAACCATTTTGGCGTATTCACTGGTGCGATTATACAAAGAAGTATCTCTGAAAAGACAATGCTCTTTAACCCATGCACTATTCACAATGATTTTAGTTTCCTTATTTGAAGTGGTGAATTTAGTTGTGATATGTGTGACACCATTTTTCTTCTTAACCCCCTCCTGCACCTTTTCAGCCACCCTACCACCGGCAGAGTTACTTTCAAACCGGCATGATTGCACTTTATGACGAAGCAATATCTCTACAAGTCGCGCATCCACAACGTTCGGAAGTCCATTATCACAAATACAATCTTGAATATAATAATCTTCGCCATAAATATATGCCACAGGGAGAACGGCATAGTCTGTGCCTTTGTCTTTCGTATCGCACACTCCTATTACAGCATCCGGGGTAGAAGAAGGAAGCTCAAAATATCTTCGCAACTCATCCACTTGATATACAAGCCCCTCGCGCTCGATAGGTTGGTTCATATACAAAGCCTTGAAAGAAACATCATCGAGGTTGATTTTCATATCCTCAAAATAATCCTTACTGAATCCTACCCCATAAGCATAATTAAAATTACTTTCGCCATTTTCACCGAGAGCGGGAAGTACAATAAACTTAGCTCTTGGGTCGTTTTGGTATTGAAGTTCAAGTCGCCCAATGACATCATGCACAGACCATCTCGTAGCGATATGTATTTCCTTTGCCCCTTCTTTTTTACGAGATTTAAGGTCATTTGTATAAGAAGCCCACAGCTTATTAAGACGTTCTTTGCTCATCGCTTCTTCGATGCCACTGCATAAATCATCGGCATATAAAATTTTGTCACAGCGAGTAGCACCAGTCAAAGACGCATTGATGGCTCTGCATGTGAGAGTAGAAAAGCGATGCTTTTTGTTCAAGTCTATGGTCTCTTCCTTCGAGTTCGTGGAAGCCAGTTGAACACCGGGAAACACATTTGCCCATAAATAATCCGGGTCGGCAATTATTTGATACACACCATCAAAAAATGAACGTGTCAACATCCCACTATGCGCGGATGCAAGATTTTGTCCATCCGGATATTTACCCATCACCCACGATAGAAAAAAGATACCAAGAGTTGATTTACCTGTTCCGGGTGGCATTGAGATAGTAAGTAAGTCTATTTTATCCTCAATCATATTTTGCATAGCCTTTACGATGGGAAGTAGCACATTACGCCGGGGCATATAAAACTTCTTCTCTGGTTCTCTTTCCCATTCCACATATACAAGATAACTGTCAAAATCATAAGGTGCGGCGGCAAGTAATACCCTCTTGTGTAAAGAAAACATATTTCTTAAATCGGTATCTGTCAACGCCACATCCCGAATGACATGCTCACACTCAAGCGATAACAGTTTGAGATATTCTACTCCAAGAGGAATATCCGTTTTCATCGCTTCTTTGCACATAAAGTACAAATCCTCGTATGTTTGAAACTCCCCCGAAGTCTTTTTGATTTTTTGAAAAATTTTAGAAAGCAGTTCTTTCAACTCGTTACCTCCCAAAAGAAAAAGCGCATGATTGTACGGAGACCAATGCTCCGCGCAATCATGCGCCACTTGAAAATTATATTCTAATTAAAAACTTTACGAACGATTCATTTCTCTACTCTTCTTACGTGCTTTGAGCTTTTTTGCATAATCTTTTACTTTTTCACCATTCTGCTTTTCAATAGCCAATACGTTGTCTGCTCGAAGTTTTAATACTAAAGAGATATCATCCGCCGCCATGCCACTTGCGAGTAATCGACACACAATCTCCTCTCGCTCATCATTATGTCCCTTTTCCAAAGCTGACCTTTCCGTTACATCTAGCATTTTCTCAACGAATGCTTTCGGAAATTTCATGTTTTCAACATTGGTATCGCCGGGTTCCAAAAACATTTTCAGAATGGGATGGATTTCACTCATTATATTTCTCCTCGTTTCACAACTTGGCTAAATTTATTTATGGTAATCATACCACACTTCGTTATTGTTTTTCAAAAACAAGCTCATAGCCCATTATAGGGTCATTAAAAACAATCTGATTTTCACTTTGTTTTACAATATCAAATTCGTAAATATGTTCTCCCTCAACAAAATCTTCCTGTAGATACATCTGGAACAAATTGGAACTCGGTTCGTAGTATATCCACCAATTATCCGCAACTCCGTCCTCCCCCGTGACGGACATTTTATTATCATAATCGAAAAACTCTATTATTTCACCTTCCTCTATAGGCATGTTCTCAGATATAGTAGAAATCCAAGTTCCTATCCATTCTGATGGAAAAGGCTCACTTTCCCGACCATCACTTTCAACGGTCTCGTCCTCTGGAATTTCAACTAATTCCTCATCTACCACAGCCACTTCCTCGGTTTGCTCTACGACGGGGGTAGGTGATTCTTCAACCTCGGCGGAAGAACCTCCGCATCCGCTCAGAAGAAGCACGGTCACTGTTACAAATAATGCAATTACCTTTTTCATTTCTCATTCCTCCTTTTAATCGTCTAAAATTTCAAACATCATCAAATCATCTTCAAATGATGGTTGTTTAGTGTGGCGTTTCCCTCTCCCAAAGAATAAACTTAGTAAAAATAAAAACATAATCTCTCCTCCTTATCAAGTAGTTAAAGTAGTTAAAGTTAGTGTTTTGCGTATAACTTTTACTATATACGCGCGTATTAGAGAAAACTTTACGCAAAAACTGTTTTTCCACTACTTCTGCTACTTTGCCGCACACGGTCATACCAAGTGGTTTTGCTGATATTAAGGGCGGAACAGCACTCATTTACTGTCAATTTACCGTCTTTTTGTTTTTGCAGAAATTTTTCGAACTCTGGAAGCTCTATGGTTTTACGTCCCTCTTTATATTCCGGGTTAATTGACTTTGCAATCTCTTTACCTTCACGAGTCCGTTCGACAATCATATCTCTTTCAAATTCAGCAAAAGCAAAAAATATTGTACGAATAAGTTTGCCGGTGGTTGTATTATCCATCACACCCATGTTGAGGACATTGATGATAATGCCACGATTGAGAAGCTCATCCACCAATTCACATCCTTGCATGGTGGAACGCGCAATCCTGTCGAGTTTAGTAACAACGATGGTGTCACCCTCTTGGATTTTAACCAACAGCTTGTCGAGATTGGGTCGATGCTTCTTCATACCAGTGAAAGAATCTTTATAAATCTCAACTGCGCCGTGTTCTATTAGGGCTTTTTCTTGTGCGTCAAGTCCATTACCATCACTGGCTTGTCCTTTGGAACTCACACGAGCATATCCATAAATCATATCATTCACCTCAATCCGGCTCGTAACCGCCCTCTGGTACACGAGAATTACGAGGAACGATTACAACCTTGTAGTCAAGGACTCTTAGCATCTCCGACAAAGTGGACAGGGGGATGTCTTTTGCTTTCTTGGTATTCAATCTATCCCAAAGAGTAGCCTGTGTTACATCAAGTCTACCAGCCATATCTGCGTTGGTAATGGATTTGGTCTCCATTATCTTTTTTACAATTTCTCTACCTTTCATCAGCAAATACCTCCTGTTTGTAAAGTCATTATATCAGTCAAGTCTTTTCTTGTCAAGCGTTTTCTTGCTTTTTATTTTTTGAGATTACTCGCGCCACTCACCCCGGCTCAATCCCGTTTTGTATATCCCCCTCCGGGGTATGCTCCGGCCATCGCCCCCGGTGTGCGAAAACTCAACAGAAAAAGCACCCCGCAAAACTTCAAGAAAAAACTTGAATAAATATCAAGAAAACGCTTGACATTCAAGAAAACGCTTGATATAATTAAATCATCAAGAAAACGCTTGACGAACAAGCGAAAAACGGAGGTTAGAACAATGACGCAGACCACTAGAAGTTATGAATTGCCTTGCATGGATTCCCGTAAATCATTTTATGGTAAAGCACTTGTAAAGATTGAAGGGAACACGGCAACGCTACAGAGCTACAGCACGGACGTTATCAAGTACGATATGCAGACCGGCAAACTAACTCGATTATGGGCTGGCTACAGCGCAACCACAATGCGGCATATAAACAGTTTTTTAATCCATATGGGCATTGATGGCGGCGGTAAAAGCTGGTGGGATTCCTTAGAGGTGGCTTAAAATGACGAAATATAAAACAACCAGAAAAGCAATTACCAATAACTCGAATAACGTTAAGTGTGCCGGATATTGTGACCTATATCATCTATTAAAATATCATGAACCAGTGGCCTATAATTCCGGCGTGTATGGATGGAATTTTGATGTTTATGAGGTGTACGGCGTTACAATATGCACAGGCTATCGCAATATGCCGGGCGAAAGACTTAAAAAAATATGGGAATATGAAGACAAAGCCCGAATAATAAACAGTGACCATTCCTTAACATGGGGAGTGTGTAGAGCCGAAACAGAAAAACTATTGCTAGAATTTTGCGAATTAAACGGAGGTTATTAAAATGACATTCAAGAAATTAAACCAATATGCACAGATGGGGCTTTATGCCCCACTTGCGCCGGGAACATTATTTATAGAAGTTATCGAATACCGCCGGAATAATAGAAGCGGCAAAACAGTATCAGAAGCATTGCGCGATGGTGATTACATAGAATGGAACGCCGATAAAATCAAAGCCGCTTTTGCTTTTGGACAGGGAACACAAAAAGACTTTGAAGACTTCACAAAAGCCAATAAGCAATATTTACTAATGTTGGAGGTTTAGCACAATGAAACGAATAACATACACCACGCCACCCGGCGAAATACTCACAACAACCCCCGGTAATAGCTTCCAGCCGTTGCCGGGTTCGGCTTTAGCCCAATTCTTTACCGCCGCAAAGATACCGGCGCAATGCGTAAATGTTACCGTTGCCCCTCAGATTGTGCATTATGATCTAAACTTGCTTGACATCATGCAATACAACGAGAGCAAGCTCAAAAAGCTATTGGTTGCATTTTCAGCACGATATAACACGGCGGCAACCTTCACCGGTTCCACCGTTGCGGACTTTGCGGTTGACATCACCCGAACGGAAAAAGCCCCGCTATTCCTTAAAACTGGCTTATACACCCAAGCATTCAATAGCGCAAGCCGTACAACGTGCGCCGCCGGAATTGATACCGATAACAACCCGGTAACAATTGACATTGCAACCGCGCCCCATGTGCTAATTGCTGGCACAACCGGAAGCGGTAAAAGTGTATTGCTCAATAGTATGATTTGCTCATTGCTTTACAAAATCACCCCGGCAACTGGGCAATTACTCATGATTGACCCCAAACAAGTAGAACTATCCATCTATGAAAGATTGCCGCACCTGTACCGCCCAATCATTAAAGGCGTACCCGAAGCCATTCAAGCATTGGCCGACCTTTGCGGAGAGATGGACAGGCGATATAAATACATGAGCAAGCACGGCGCGAAGTCGGTAGCAGATACAGACTTACCCCGAATATATTGTGTTATTGATGAATTGGCCGACCTAATGTTGACCAGTAAAAAGACAGTAGAAAACTATATAATCAGAATCGCACAACTTGGCCGCGCGGCGGGTATACACCTAATTATTGCCACGCAACGCCCAACGGTTAATATAATTACAGGCTTGATAAAAGCCAACATACCGACAAAAATAGCTTTGGCAGTCTCTAACGTGTCGGACAGTGTAACCATACTGAACCACGGCGGCGCGGAAAAGCTCACCGGGCGAGGTGATGCAATCATTAAAGCCCCGGACAGTATCACAGAAAAACGCTTCCAAGCCTTATTTACACCAGATACAGACATACACGCCATTGTAAACTATTACAACCCGCCCCACCGCTTTGGATGGTGTAGGAGATAGGCGGAGAGACAAAGCAAGCCCCCGGACATAATCGCCGGGGGTTTTTGTATGTCTGAAAATAGCTTTTATCGTTAGAACGTCTTAAACGCCGTTTTAAGCGTTTTTAATCTTTGGGTAAGGGTTAGTATTCCTTAATACTTAAAATCGATTTAAGGGGCATTTATGCAAGTCTGGCGGTGGCATTAACGCCACACCCTAACCCTGCCAACAAATCATATTAACCAATCAAAATTACATAAGCTCAAGAGAAGAACTTCTAAATAGCCTTAAAGGTCTTTCTGCACCTTTAGGGCTTTTCTGCGTTTTCTGTACTATCGGTCTCTTCTGGTTCTTGTGCTTCAACGAGATAACGGCTCTTAATATCTTCCGGGTCATACGGCTCATTCTGTGCGTTTGGAGTGAGTACATATTCGGTTTTATCTTGATAACCGTAGTTGTTTTTGCCCAAAAAGATACCAGAGACAGGATTTATCTTGCCATTTTGCATATAATTTTCCCATAGATTTTCCATCAAAAGATATGCTCTTTTTATGGAGTCCGTTACGGCGGGTGGTAAATCAGCCAATCCTCCACCCTCTTGTCTGAAATTTCCTGTCTTGATTTCCCACAGCCGCCGTCTATCTAAACCAAGTGCCATCCCCATTCCTGCCACAGTAGGTTTCATATCTTTCTCAACCATAAATGAGAAATATTCATTAAGTCTATTTTTTACTTCTTCTGCATCTTTAATATTTATCTTCGGAAGCTCCATGAGATACATCGACACACTGAGATACTTCGCATTGTCTCCCGGTTCTACTTCCAGCCCTTTATCACCAATGACCGGCGAGTTTCTTCCGTTACTCGGTTTACCAACCAAACCATGAACCTTTTTTACATCATCATCTGTTTTCTTTGTAGCCATTTAAAACAACCTCCATCACTTTATTCATTACGTTCGTTCTGTCCTTCTGTACCAACCGCCCAAACTCACCTATACCGGGAGAGTCCTCTCAAAAGGAGTCCTCTTGAAAACACCACCGGGGAGTCCTCTTTCGGCGGAAGTAGTTAAAGTAGTTAAAAACAAGTTTTTGCGTATAACTTTTATATAATACGCGCGCACTAAGAGAAAGTTATACGCAAACTACTTAGAACCACTACTTCCACTACTTCCCACCTCATTAAGCAAAACACTCGATTTTCCGCTCTGTATAAACGTTTTCTGCCAATCTTTAATAAGATTCACAACTTTCGCTTTGCTGAGGTTTCCTTTTTCATTTTGAATATTTTGCATTATAATTTCCGCAAATTCGCTAACAGCTTTTTTATAAACAAAAGGAACATCCGCTTCCGCCAATTTTATCTGTAAAACATTACGTTCATCAGTGAGATTTACAACAGCTTCGTTCTTTTCTTCGATTCGTTTTTCAAGCCGTATTATTTCTTGCTCTTTCTTCAAAACACGCTTTTTGTATTCATCCGTCAAAGTAAGAGCGGCGTTCTTCTCTTGCTCAAGCGGCTTTATTTTTTCGATTTGCTCTGCTTGAACACGAATTTTATTTTCCAATCCGCTCATCTCATCGAAACAATCAACGATGTGCTGTTGTAAATCCCTCACTGGAACCAAAGCCGTGGTCACAGCCGGAACTACTTCTCGCTTCTTTTTGAAAATTTGAAGTTTCATTTTTATTCCTCCGTATCTAAAATACAATATTCCATCTCACAGCCCCATACCATTTCACCATACATATCAATCCAACTCGCTTTTATACAGCTTTCACAGGGCTTCATCGGCTCTTTTATGATTCGATTAAACACGGATTGTATTTTAGGCCATTGTAAAGCAAACCAATCCACCATCTCTTCATTTGTTGCCCATGATTCAGATTCACATGAACTGTACCAAAGTCCACTTTCTCTTAGAAAAGCGTGAATGATTTCATGTCGCAAAACGCGCCGCTCCTCTTCTGTTCGTTCTTCTGCGTTGTCCTCGTTATATGCTTCCATTTTAGAGGTGTCGGCAACTACAATACGTTTTGATAACGTAGCGCAATATCCCAACCGTCCATCTGAAAAAGTATTATCATCTTTGGGGTCAACTTTCAATCTTACATCATATACTGTTCCTAATATATCAACTTTCATTTTATTCTCCGATTTTTCCACAAAATAAGTCTACATAGTCTTCAATTTCAACATAAACCTTCTGCCACTCGCGTTCTCTTTTCCAAAAAGGTTTCTTCCGAATGTACGCCATAACATTTATGCACAGTAACGCCGTATTCATTGACCAAAGACCGCTACTCGCTTGCTCGTTGCACCACGCCACAAATTCCTTATATTTCATTTCGACTCCTTCTCTTTCCTCTCATAAGTGGTTACACGATTACCGCATTGAAGACATTCCCTGCGCCTAAGTACATAATCCTTTTCTTCGTTGTACCGACTGTCAACCACCTTATCAGCATAATAGCCGCATTTATTACACTTCATCATTCACACCACCTCTATTCTCGCTTCGACAATTCTATAGTCTTTTCCGCACCTTCGAGTTCTGAAAGCAACTTCCGCATATTCGTAGGTTTCAAACGTCAAAGCAATCTCGTCCGATGTTCTTTGATGGGGAGGATAATATCTGTAATCTGTACCATATACAAACAATCCTGTTTTTCTGTTTATTATCACAAACATTTAATCAAGTTCCTTCACATCAAAATTAGCCTTTACGATATCGCTAATTACATCAGCCTGTATATGTGCCGCCGCCATTTGCTTCTGCGCCATGTCCACGTCTCTATAGGCAGTAACAGCAAATTGCTCATCATACGGCATCACGACAACGGCAACCGGCGCATATTCGATACCCAACTCTTCTAACTGATTCGCTAGGTAATCAAGATATTCACGAATAGTCATGAGTTCTTTGAAATCTTTAATGTTGATTATTTTGCTCATCTCGTCACCTCATATCTGCGCCACAATTAGGGCAGAAGTTAGATTGTGATTCAACAACTTCATCGCAAAGCGAACACCTGTAAAAATCAAATCCATCGCCTTTCCATCGGGCAGGACGGCGCGTTACACGCTGATAGTTGTCACAAGTCTTACCGTCTTTATCAAAGGTTACCGCCCAATGGTTTTCACTACATGAAATACAATTATCACAAGATATGCAATAACCGAAAGGCGTTTGTTCTCTCGCGCCTGTTTTCATTTCGATACCTCCGCCCACCGTTGCCAAAATGTGTAAACCTTCTCTCCGTGTTGACAAGCAGAGGTGGGGTTATCAATGCGCCAAAAGTATGCCGGTATATTTTCACCATGACAATCTTTATTTTCAATGTGAACATCAAGACTCTCGTAAAGACCGATTGATAGAAAACCCATTAACTGATTTTCTATGTTGTATACAGGTTGTCCGATTGAAAAGGTTCCCTGCGCACCCATTTGTTCGTATGCGACTTGAAAACCATAATCACGTTGGCTTACTCTTCCTGCTGATAAACTAAGAATAAATTCATCTGTAACAGGGTCTTGTTTCGAAAACTCTATAATCATCACATTACCTCCTTGAGCATCACGCCCCAATAAATCATAAAGCCGGAAGAAGTTGACTTTCTTTCAAACCATTCCGGGTGTCTTTCCATTTCCGCATTAAACTTTCTAGCAGACAACACCGGCGCACCCTCTGACTTCGCCCACATTTTGAACGTTGCGTATAGGTCTTTCGCTTTAATATTGACTCCTTCTTTTTGCGTACACCGCGCTTCAAGGAACTGTAACACAAGGTCATTTTCCCGCTCATATCTATTCACCACTTGGCGGAGGGAATCAGACATCTCAAGACCGCGCTCTTTGTATTTGATATATCCGCGCACCAACCACATGAAAATCCCGCTCATTGCTTTTGGTGTTGTGAGTTCGTCCTTGAGATGGATGTCCTGTTCTTTCGGGGAGAAATGGCGGTTGAACTCCACCACCTTGATACGCTCCGAAGCGAACAGGGATTTATCCGTCACGAGCGGTAAATCATTACAGGAAAGCCAAAGCGTGAATTGCGGTTTGAATGTAATAGCCGATTGATAAAGCGCACGAGCGGATATTTCTTCGCCGCCGGTAAGCTGTTTGATTTTCTCCTCATCCAGTTTGCCGTATTCGTTGCTTTCTGCCATTGTAACGAACCGCTTACCTTTTAGCCCCGCCAACGTGGGGGAAGCCGCTTCTGCGTCTTTCTGGCGGTCTCCACGGCAAATCATACCAACCGGCGCAACCTTCGCATAATCGCCAAGCATGGTTTCTATAGTGTTGAGAAGGGTGGATTTACCGTTGCGGGTAGTCTTGCCGTGCAAAATGAACATACATTCTTCATAGCTCTCACCAAGAATAGAATATCCGAGCGCACGTTGAAGAAAATCGGCCTTGTCCTCATCTCCCTGCGTAACCTCTTTTATGAACTTCTCCCATCGTTTACACTTCACATCCCGGCGCACGGTATGACGAAAGTTGGTTTGCATGGTGATAAAATCATCCCATGCCGATTCCCTAAAAGAGAAGTCTTGGAGATTATAAGTACCATTCAAGCAGTTGATGAGGTAGGGGTCGCTGTCGAACCTTGTCGCGCTGATACGAAGCTCCCCGGTAGCATCTTTAAGGATGCGGTCACGCATACGCCTGTCACCCATTTTGTTTACAAAACTTGTGTATGCTTTGCGAATATCATCATCCGTGATTTCTCCGCAATATAGAATCATGAGTCGCACGAAATCTTTTATTTTCTCCGATGCAAGAATTGCCCCTTCATCTTTACGCCACGCGCCCTCATGGTAGGTATACCAGCTTTTATGTTCCGGGCAGTATCGAGCTTCCCTGTTATAGAGTAAGCCAAAAAGATTCGCCATTCCCATTTCCGACCACTCAAAGCCCGAAGAGCTATCGTCCGCCTTTTCTGGCCGGTACGATTTTATAAGGTACATTTTATCGGACAAATCTTCATCCATGATTATTCGCCCGGATTTTAATTCAAAAAGTTCTCTGTCACTTGTCATATTTTCGCTGTGACCTCCTCTCGCCAAACTATGAAAACATCTGAATTTATACCGCAATGTGTGTCGGTCACATGCGCCCCACAAGGGGGCGCAGATTTCAGATTTTGAAAGCGGGACGAACGCCAAGAGAGGCGGATGCGGCGCTATAGTTCGCACGACCGCCGCTGCCCACACCGGCGAAGGCCGAAGCGGAGTCCTTCATCGGATTCTGCAACCAATACCATTCCCATCCGCCGTTTTTTCCTTGAAAAGCAATACGGTTCCTTCGCTTCTCCATTGGCTTAAATTGTTCTACAGCTTCCGGCTCTTCTTCACCGAAAGAGTTTTCTCCAAAAATCTCTTTCTCAGTAGGTAAGCGTAGATAATCGCCGTTTTCGAAAGCTATCAATTTGTCCTTGATTTTTGTGGGGAATCTGTCAAGAATCTCTCCTTTCAGATTTTCGCGCAAATCAGATTCTTCATATCCGCCCTCGTTGGTGTCGGATAAATTCATCGAGTATTCCTTCTGCAAGCAATCTACCAATACAAACACCATGCCATCGTCTTCCGGCTTCACGGCCATCGCTTCTACTTTCTCGCCATCGTTCAATTTGAATTTAATAACGTCACCAACCAAGAAATTTTCTGTCTCGATTTTACTTACTCTTTTTACTTTCATTTTTATATCCTCCATTTTATTTGGTCTTTCGTTGGGTTTCAGCAATCACTAAGATTGCACATTTTTGAGAATCTTCACTCCACCAAGCACATAACGACTCCATGCAAATGTAGGTTGTGTCATTGCTTTGTTCGGGAGGAATGTTGAAAATCATCGGGCATTGTTTGTTGTTCATCGCTTATACCTCGTCACA